AAAACGATGGTCATTAATGCCTACAGATTCGCTAATAGAAAGAATAGTTGTTAGGCTCATTTATGACCTCGATGCAGGTAGGCTACGACTTGCAGATTGATTAGCAGACCATACTGATAGTTTATTTTTTGCAAGGAATTGCGTTGCAGACTGCGTATCAATAGCAGACATATTTTGAATGTATGGTCCGTTATAAACAATGGTTGGTTGACTATCTGCCATGCCTGACATTTGTTGATTAGGAACTATTGCCCCACTTCGTTGTGGAATAAATAATTCAGGACCATTTTCGCCAACAATCGCAGGTTGATTTGCACTTATATGACCACCATCAGCAAATAAACTATAACCTGCCATACTTGATACATCAGGACTACCACCACCACCAAATAATCCTTTAAAAATACCACCAAGCCCACCACCTGAACTACTAAATATTTGTGTTGCCTGTGCTTTTAATTGTATTTTTATTAAATCTTGAATAACGCTTTGTGCAAAATCTTTAAATGAAAACTTGCCCGTTTCTACAAATTTATCTATTGCAGATGTCATGTTGTCAGTAAATGACTTAAACATATCTTCGCCCAACTTGCCATAGTTATAGGCATCTTCAGCAAATTGTCTAAATGCTCTATCCCAACCATATTCAAAGGTGCGTTGAGATTCAATAGTTGCAGTTTGAACAATTCTTGCACCATCAACATATTGCTGACTTAATCTTTGAACTTCTGCAATTTCAGCATCATATATTGCTTTTATTTCATTACCTTTTCCTTCAGGTGCTTTTGCAACTGCTTCTTCTCGCCTTTTGGTAATGTCAGCAATTTTTTCACTTGTTGATATTAAAACCTGATTTATGGATTCCTGTATCTGTCTTTCGTTTTCAGTCATGCCAATCATACGATTGCGAATGGCTAATTGGGCTAATGAAAAAGATTGTTGTCTTTCGTATTCTTCAGATATAAGACCTGCAACACGCTTCATTTCTTCTAATTTTTTTACTTCAGGACTATCTTTAATAGTTCTAACTGCAGGACCTTTTGGTGTTTCTACTTTTTTAGTTTCTTCTACTTCTTTACGATATTCTCTGATGGCATGAAGTTGTAATTTAAGATTATTCTCAATGTTCATTTGTGAACGCTGAAAATCTTCAAAGGTCATTTTTCCTTTTACAAAATCCCAAGCAACACCCATTGCTTCAATAGCATTATTGGCATAACGCAAAAATCCTGCCATTCCATAAACTACATTTGCAATACCTTCAAAAGTTTTTTCTGCTAATCCACCTTTGACATTAATAGAATCAAACAAAGCATTTACTGCAGGCATTACTTGCTGAGTAAAACTAAGGCTTATCATTTGCGATTTTTGTGCTAATTTATCGTTAAGTTCTGCCGCTATCCTTATAGCGTTTTCATACTTTTGGAATTCTTCAACACTTTGTGCCATTTGAGTATTGAAGCCATTCATATCTACAGAACGCATACCCTTGCCAAACAGATCCATTTTTATACCTGTTTGTGTAGCCTTATCGCCTACCTTTGCAAGACCTTCTGTGGTTTTTTGTAATAGTTCTTCAACAGAAAGTTTGGCTAAATCATTTAATGACACTCCTGCTTTGGCAAAAGCATCTTGCATCTTTTGACTACCATTAGCGGCTTCGTCAATATTCTGAGTAAATTTAACTAATATTTTTCCTGCATCATCTGCCCTGCCACCTGACATGGTTAAGGCTTGGCTCATCTGTGTAATTCGGGCTATAGATACGCTAGTAGCATCAGATAGGTCTGACATTTCGTCAGCAAACTGCATGGCTTTGTAGGTCATAGCACCAAGTGCCGCAGTCGCTAATGCACCTGCTTTCATAGCAAATTGACCAATATCGCCTAGTTTTCTTTTGGCAGATTCAATACCTTTTGTAAATTCAGCAGTATCGATGCCTAAGACCACCCCTAGTCGTGCTATGTTTTGTGCCATCTACTTATCTCCAAATAAAGATTGGGGTGCGTTTGGTTTACTCTTAACGAAACTTAATAATTGCTTATTCGCTAAATCCTTCTTGTCTTGTTCTGATAAGGGTGGATACAAATATTCATACTGAGTAGGAATAATATCCTTTAGTTTAAATGGTTGCTTGCCTTTTGGCAACATAGAGTTGAAGTAGCCTGCAGTATGGCTACCCAATACTTGCAAGATGCCAAAGTTACCTATGATGCCATCGCTATACATAATGCAGATGTCAGTAAAGGTTTCTTCATCGACTTGGCTAGGGTCTGTGCCATGAGCAGTCAAATAAGCCTTAACTTGCCTACGGACAGACCGAACTACTTTCCCTTGGTGTCTTTATAACTAGGAGATATTACTTCACCAATCAATTCAACCAGTTCTAATTGAACGCTAAATGGAAAGAGTTCTTCTACCATTGCATAAGTAATTGTGGACATATCAAAGTCCTTTTCTTCAGGCACTAATAGTCGAATCATGGCAACAATACGATTCTCAGTAATGGCTTTGTTCTTGGCAGTATCCATCATTGATCTGCCTTGGATTTCTACATCATCGTCTTTAAACACAACTCCCAATTCAGGGTCTAACTTGTCTTTGTTTTCAAGAAATTGCTTGGTAAGGTCATCGTAATATTGCTTAACTTTTGCATCATCGACAATCTTTACTGCTTCAAACAAGGCTTCGTATTCAGAAGTTAAGGGAACTTTAACCTTAAAGTTATGCCCACCATATTCAAAAGACTTTGTTCTTACTGCTTCTTTGTCAAACTTTTTGCCAAATGCTTGTGATAACTGATTCATCTTTTATCCTTTTTTTGCTTGTTTTGCTCTGTATTTTTCTAAAACTGATTTTAAAGAACTGCTTAAACTACCTACTACATTGCCACCTTGTGATTCCATAGCAGGTCGCATAAAAGGTTTTGCAGGCATCTTAGCAGTTCCAAATTCATTGGCTATGGCTCTAGCATCAGAATCGATACCTTGCTGAATCTTGCCCGACTTTACATTCATAAACTTTTTCTTAGCCAATACGCTACCGGGTGCAGTCGTAACATTGCCAATAACAATATCGGTAGGCTCAACATACTTAGAACGCTTATCCTTACGACTTGGCTTTCTAACCTCAAGCCTTAAAGATGCTCTTAAAGCACCTGTGTCAACAGGAGTCATGGTCTTAGCAGTATTTAAAACATAAGCCATAGACTTGCGAACTGCTTTATTTAGGATTTTTTTAGAATCTTTTTCGCCAAAATCGTCTTGGATTTCTTTGAGCAAATCTTCAAATTCTTTCATCCCCTCAACTTTGAAGGTAACTGAATCTGCCATTATTCCCCCTTAACGAGTTTGGAATAGATAGCGTTATTTAGTTTAAGTGCGTATTCTGCAACCTGTTCGGGGGTCATTTTGTCAGCATGATTTTTGGCAATTTCGTATGCCACATTAATGCCTGCAATGCGTTGTTGTTGAAATCCAAACCAATTCTTGTTACCTGAATTGGCTTGGTTCAATAAATAGTTTAATAAATCTTGTGAGTTGTTTTGTATTGTCATGGTTTTATTATGGAGTGTTAGACCAACCATATTCGTTGCTACCTGTTGGATGGATTGTGAAGATAAATTTACCTTCTGCATCAGGGGACATATCCCATTGCATACCACCAATACGACCATTAAAGGCATAAGCAACAGTATTAGTACCATCATAAACTGCAACTACATAGGTACGAATGGTTGTGCCATTGTATCCATCATCACGAATTAGCAACTGTGCAGGATCAGCAGGATTCCAAGGTGCAGTTACAGTAAGGCTAGTAACTTGGTTTTGAGTGGTGATCTTAGCACCTGTTCTTTGACCTGCAATAGAGTATGCGGCAAATGCATCATCAGCACCAAAAGCAGGAACTGCTTCTACAGGAACTTGAATACCACTTGTTCCTTCGCCACCTGACGATGTTCCAATAATGTCATTTACTTGAGCCCAAGTGCTTAACTGAGTAGGGGTTAAAGGAGTAGGAGTTGCACCTGATTGTGTCCATAGTGTTGCTACATAACCCGGTAAGACTTTATTAATTAGTGCCATTTTTAAACCTCATTAAGAAAAAAGTTAATAAATATTATCTTATGCAGGAACATATAAAGTGCAATCCATAAATACTTGATGCAGTCCTAACTCATTATCGTAACTATTGTATAACCACATTACATCTGCTTTAGCGATAAAAAATCCATCATTCGCAGGATCGCCAAACATCCCCGAATATCCATGCAATGATTGTAGTATATCGTTGGACAAATTAAAAGTGTCTGTCATAGACTGTCCAAATACCGATACCTGAAATATAGGGGAATCTATGCCTTTATTGCCTTGGGTTTGACCTGTAAATACAGGCTGATGGACATCCCTTAAATGCCATGCAAGGAACTGTGGCTCTTTTGCGTAATTCCTGTTGAAATTAGCATAAACAGGCACAGGACTAACAATATCAGTTAACTGATACTGAATAGCCTTGGCATAGTGGACAGGATTTAATTGGGTGGTCATACAGGTGTATTTGGTTGGTTGTAATAACACAAGAAGGTAACACTCATGCGATCATCTGCTTCGATGGCATCAGTAATTCGCCAATCCTGACCTCTCCAAGTAAGACTATATTCGTCTTGATTATCGACAATAGACTTAATGTTAGGGGTGTAATTAAATGTTAAGTTTACTAACTCTTGATAGGCTCGATACCTGTCAGCAATCCTAAGATTGTTTCTAACATCCCGAACAGTAGCCCGACTTGTAAACCAAGGTGTAATAGTGGTCGTATATTGACCTAACTGATCTACACCATTGGTTACATTATTAATCGTAACATTCTCATAACGAGCAATAGCCATTTATAGCACCAATGGTTTATAAGGTCTGAGAAGTTGACCAACACCAAAAGGAATGTCATGCATGATTCCTGCAGTTGTGTTGCTACGATTATTGTATAAATGGGTTAAGAGAAGTAAACCTGCCTGTTTAATAACAGGATAAGCAGACAATGGATTAGCCTTGGTTTGCCATGTAATCACAATAGGATTTGCAATAGCAGTACTTACATCATTTGGCATTGTATTAACTATAACCCGATTAGCACTTGGGTCATAAAAATACTCTGTAGAATTAATTGTAATTAATACAGGTGGAGTATCGTTATTGTAATAAGCCACAGAAGAAATCACATTTCCACATTGCCCACGAGAGCCCTGAGATACTTCGGGCAGATCAAAGGCAGTTTGCATCGCCATAGCGTTGTTTGTAGCCCCATAGTAGGCTTTATAAGTGATCGGGAATATGGACATACCCAAATAATCTTCAATCGCCATACGAGTTGCCAATTCAAGCCCTGATAGGTATGAATCCTGACTTTCATCTTGGAATAGATTTAGTTGCTGAGTTATTTCTTCAAGGGTTAGCCAAGATGTAGTTATATCTCGGCTAATCTGCTCGACTTTCTCATAACTAAAAGGATTCCTTGGCATCCCATAAAAAGAACCACTCGTTAAATTGCTAGGCATGGTTTACCCTTATGGTGCAGTATAAGTTAGGCGAACCCCTGCAAAGCAATCCCAAACTGTGCTTACTACACGCTTCTCAGCAAATAAGGTTACAAAGCCGGGTTGAGTTTGTTCAAATCTCTTAATATTAAATTCTTCACGATCAGCAATCGTTACAAATCTAGACCAATCAGCAAGGTAAACAGGGAACTTGCCATCACCAACTACATCCATATAAGGATTTGGAATAACTTCGTGTCCAAAAATATTACCTACGGCAGAACCATTAGCATTACCAACTTCAAGGAATACAGGCAAACCTGTTGCACCACCTGTTATTTCACGCAATGATTCAATAGTAGAAGGATGCATCATCCAACAAGTAGTGTCAAAATTCCAATACTGTGAAGGTAATGCAGATGCTAAAGCAGTAATGTCGTTATAAGCAATAGATGCACCTGCTTGTGCGACTGTTTTAATAGTATGCAAACCATCGGTTAATGCAGAACCATTTGTTCCAAAAGATGCAGATGCACCACTTGGATAATAATTTAATCCACGCAATCCTAATGTTCCACCAGTAGTGGTAGTTGTAGAACCTGCTTGGTCATTATTAAGCATCATTGAAAGTGATTCTTGCTGAGAAAACTCAAGCATCAAATCACGAACAATAGATGGCTCAATGTTATTAATATCATCTAATACGGCAGTTCTTACAGGAATTTGTGCAGTAACTACTTTAGTAGGAATCTGCCAATAGCAAGTATTTAGTGCAGGTGTTCCCACATTGGGTGTAAAAGTATATCCCCAAGGATTAGTTGGGTTAGTTGCATTACCAGTTTTTGCTACAAAGGCTTCTGCTGAACCAATAGTTTTAACTTCTCTTGCATACCTACGAATAGGGTTTGCATAACGCAAAGATGCAAATGAATCATCATATATGGTCCGACCACCAATGTCATAGCCTGAACCAGTAAGTGCAGACGCTTCTTTTAGATTTACAGTAGCCTGTCCATTTGTTAGTGCTTCTTTTATAGCATCTAAAATAATTGTATGTTCCATCTTTGCTAGTTCCTTTTCTGACCACGATTTACCTGCATCACCACCCCATAAAGCCCACGCTATCCGACCTGCACTTGGAAAACCATCTTCACCTTGATGAAAACCTTTTCCTTTTTTATCTACTTCATGTCTTGCAAAGTAACTAACCATTCTACCAATAGTATCTCTGCCAAAATCTGAACCATTAATAATATCTCTTGCCCTTGCAACACCTACTTCAGTTCCACCCCTACGAAATTCTTTTCGCCACTCTAATCCTTTTCGGGCTTCTTCTTTCATTCCTTGTGTTGGCTTTGGCATATTAATCCTAAAAAAAGGTGGGGGATTTCTCCCCCGACCTTTAGTCAGCAGTATGAGTAGAACGATATGCTACCAATGCAAATGGATCTACAACACTTGAACACAAACGCTTCTCACCATAGAAAGTGATGAAGCCGGGTTGTGTCTGATCG